CCAGACGGGAAGTTTCTTCAAAGATTATCCATCGGCATTTCAGTGCCCAAACGCACATTGTAAGCCGATGATTCGGTTAGTTTAGAAAGAGGGAGTTTGCAGCCTCCCACTATGAAAAGTTTACTCTAGCACGCCTTGCAATTCCATCAAGTTTGCCAACTCTTCGCTGATCGTAATCCTGCATACCTTGTCTCCATCGAAAGTCGTTCCCAGCATTTCGAGCTTTTCTAGGTCTGACTTCTTAATCCAGCAGTCCACCCAATCTTGGCGGAAGCGAATCTTGTATTGGTTTTCTGCAACGAATGTGCCTTCGCACACGATAAGTGATTTGAACATATTATTTGAATTGGTAAACTAGGTAGCCTTTTTCTTTCGCCCACGCTGGGTTTTGGTGGATGCGGTCGTGGTCTGCTCGACAAACAGCCATGAAAGTGCGCTTCTCACAAAGGTTTTTTCCTCTCCCGCTTTTGTGGTGGATGTCGGTTGCTTCACCTCCACAGATTTCACACTTCCAATTTTTTTCTTCAAGATACTCTCTCCTTACCCTACTGTATTCAATGCTTCGCTTTTTGAGTCTGGCTGAAACTGGGTTGAGCTTTCCTCCTCTTTTCTTGAATCCGCTTTTTGCTTTGAGGTTTTTTTTGCGTCTGAGCATAGAGCTATTATTTTCTCGATGTGTTGCTTCTTCAGTATGGATTTCGAGGATGTCTCGATCTGGTTAATCAAGCTCCCAGTCACTCCGATCTTGTCTCCCAAATCACGGACAGACAACCCAAGCCCATTACGGCAGTCGCGCAGATACGAACCAAACATTTTTCGTGCATTATGCTTGATGCTTCTGCTATGCTGTATAGCTGATAGGTAGCTATTGTAGGCTGCTTCTAATGGGTGCATTTCTAGTAAGACTAAACAATCTTATTGACAGGTCAATCTTTTTTTCATACCATCCCTCGACATGGATAATCACAAGAACAACATCGACATGGATAATCACAAGAACAACATCGACTTGGATATGACTGCGTTCCAGTTCACGGACTTCGCTCGCAAGTCTGTTCTGATAACAAATATGTCTCTCGCCGAAGCGATGGAAGAAGGTATCTTTTCCACAGATGAAGATATGTCAGATATGGCTTGGACAAATTTAATGGAACAGATTGAGGAGTGGGTTCGCTGTGAACGAGAGGAAATTGATTTGGATTATCGGTAACGATAATGAAATAATCTATTGACCTGTCACAATCAGTAGTGATAGGGTTAGCGCGTCTGAGAGATCAGACCTCGGCGTGGAAACCGAGCAAAGAAGATTAAATCGAAATACCAAATATATCACCACCATTGCCGTAGATAATTTCCACCCGACATTCAATCGGTCTTCTTGCTACGGCGATGGGGTGGCCCTCTTAATAATGAGTAAATCAAATCTATTGATAGACGAAACTCCTATCGTCTTTCAGCCATCATTGGCAAAACTTATAGGACTACACGAAGCCATTGTTCTTCAAACATTGCGCTTCTGGTGCGGACAGAAGAAGTGCGGAAAGGTTGTTGATGACGAAAGGTGGATTTTTAACACAACCGAGCAATGGCGTGAGTTCTCTTTTCCGTTTTGGTCTGCGCGGACAATTGGGGAGATTTTTCGGACACTTGAAGCAATGGGATTGGTGAAATCAAAGCAGTTTGATTTGAAGGCTGGGAAGGCAATGAAGTATTACACAATCAGCCAATCTGCGCTTACAATTCTTACATCGGAAAGGGCAGACCACTTGGAAGATTCTTCCACACCCATTTGGAACATTCTTCCAGACCACTTGGAAGATTCTTCCCGTTCCGCGCGGGCGCGTCATATTAAACAATATACAGAGAAACAAACAGAGAAACAAAAACCCCTACCCCTTCACAAAGGGGATTTGGAAAAAGTTGAAGATTTGTTTTGTAACGAACAAAGTTCAGTTCCGAGTTCACCAATGATTGACAATCGTTCAGCAATGGCTTCACGATCTAAAGCAATCCCTGAGAACATTGCCGTTTTCCAAACCAGAGCTAACCGCCTACTCGGTCGCCGTGATTCCACAAAATGGGCGACCAACGAAATCAGAGCGGCTGCGAACTGGCTGGATACCACCGAAGAGGAATGGAAGCTGCTGGAGGGTTTCTACTCCAATCGCGGGAAGGAAGGATACTACTGCCGCACAAATATGATAACTCTCCTCAACAACTGGTCGAGTGAAATAGACAAGGCTCGATCCAAACAAACCAAGCAAGAAGAAGAAATCTGGAAACCAACAACCATCTAACACATGAAACCCGAAAAGAAACCAACCTATAACTTCAAAGTCGTAACCCCAATGAAAGATGTTCCTGTTCGATCATCGTCCGAGCAAGCTGCCTTGTCGCTGATGATGCAAGACCCAGATATCCTAACCAAGCAAAACTGGGATACCTCGTATTTCGTCCTAGAAGCCCATAAAATCATTTTTGATGCGATAAAGGCTGTCCATAGCCGAGCTGGCAGGGCCGACGAGTTTATGGTCATTGCAGAGCTAGAGAACGCTGGCCTGAAAGAACTGGCTGGTGGGGATACTGCGATCTACGACATTCTGTCCTGCATAACAATGTTTCCAGGCAAAGTCTGCCAAGACATCGCTGACGATTACAGATGCGAATTACGGAAAGCCAAAGCTTATCGCGATCTTATCTCATACTGGGAAGCAAATGAGCAAGACATCCGCCAAGGTCGTGGAAACATGGAAGAATTATCGTTAACGATAAACGCAATCCAGCATGATGACTCCAAGCCAAAACGGACAAAGAAGGAAATGCTGAACCAGATCATCGACGAGATGGAAGGTAAGGCGAAGAAGGATTGTTATTCGACTGGATTGATTCTCCTAGATAGAAACATGGGTGGAGGAATGCACAAGGGAGAGATGATGACTGTCGCCGCCGAAACTGGTGGTGGTAAATCTATCCTCCTAGTCCAAGCTATAGTAGCGAATCTCCTTGAAGGGAAATCCTGTTTGTTCTTTTCACTCGAAATGTCAGGTGAAGATATTTACCGCCGACTCGCAGCTAACATGGCAGGCGTTCCAGTAAGGGAGATGGAGGACTACAAATCAGAATATGGAAGAGAGTTGCCAAAAATAACCGATGCGCTAACAAAGTTATATTCTCTTCCAATCGAAGTGATTGACTTCATGCACGATATGGATTCCATTGAGACAGAGATCAATAGGGCGGCAAGTGAGAATCGCGCAGATGTCATTGCAGTGGACTACATTCAGATTCTGAATATGAATGAGGCAGATAGCAGGGAAAATGCTATATCCGAGGCCGCTAGAAGGCTAAAAACTCTAGCTGCAAAGCATAAATCGGTGCTATTTACGGCCTCCCAAGTCAATGATGAGGGGCGTTTAAGGGAGTCCAGAGCCATAGGGATGCACTCAGATCAGGTAGTCCAGATCGAGCATAAGAACGAAAAGAGTAGGATTATTGTCAAAAAGAACCGCCGTGGAGCTAGAAACTATACTATCCCTGTAGAGATGAAGGGAGATGTCAGCAAGTTCATAGAACAGTTCTAAATGATTTTTATTGACATACCGCAAAGTGAAAATGTAGTTTCTGATTCCATGAAAACTGTATTCACAGTAATCGACAATCTCCGTTCATATAACAAATGGAGGCGAGGAGATGAGGATGTTGATATGCCTAATCCTACTAACATTGGTATATGGATAGACGAAATCTGTGATGAAACAGAACGCATGGCAATGGAAATAGAAGAAATCAAGAAAGCACTCAATGAACTCCAGAGCTAAAGGAGCAAGAGGTGAACGCATATGGCGAGATGAACTTCGCGCCCAAGGATTCACCGCTCGTCGTGGTCAGCAATTTGCTGGCGGTCCTGATAGCCCAGATGTCATTTGCGAGGAACTGAACAACCTTCACCAAGAAGTTAAGTTCGTTCAGAGCCTCAATCTTGACAAAGCCTGTGAACAAGCTGAAAGAGATTCGCGTGGGAAGCGTTGGATCGTAGCCCACAAGAAGAACAACAAAGCGTGGAAGGTAACGATGTCGTCCGATACATTCTTCGCAATCCTCCGCGAGGGATTGGACGCCGTAAAATAAAATAATAGATTCTAGTTTTATCGTTAACGATAATCTTCCAGAACTCAAACTAAGCGAAACCATATATTCCTGCGAATGAAACACCGTTACCATATCCTCGGGCTTCCTCACACAGTTTCTAGCAAGAGGTATAACGCCTGCGCCTATACCCAGAAGGTCGTTAAATTTGGAAAGATGATGACCGATCGCGGCCATGAGGTGCTGCACTACGGACATGAAGACTCTGATCTACAATGCACAGAGCACATCACAGTCTTAACCAACGAAGACTTTGAGAAGAGCTATGGGACACATGACTGGAGGAGCAAATTCTTCAAGTTCAATACTGGCGACCATGCCTACCAAACCTTCTTCAAGAATGCCATCGAGGAGGTGGGGAAGAGGAAGCTAAAGAATGATTTCATCCTACCATTCTGGGGAAGTGGAGTCAGGCCAATCTGTGACGCGCATCCAGATATTATCTGCGTAGAGCCTGGGATTGGGTATGCTGGAGGACATTGGGCTAGATGGAAAATCTTTGAATCCTACGCAATCTATCATGCTTATTGCGGACTCAAGAATGTAGGGCAATGCAATCAAGATTGGTATGAGGTAGTCATCCCAAACTATTTCGATGTGGAAGATTTCGACTACTGCGACCAGAAAGAAGATTACTTCCTGTATCTTGGCCGTGTATATAACGGAAAAGGTGTAGATATAGCTATCCAAGCCACCCAAATAGCAGGCAAAAAGCTAGTCATTGCAGGCCAAAAAGAGGATGGTTACAAGCTACCAGACCATGTTGAGTATGTTGGATACGCTGATGTTCCAACGAGAAAGAAGCTAATGTCTAAAGCTAAAGCCAGTTTCCTTGCTTCTATGTATGTCGAGCCATTCGGTGGTGTCCAAGTGGAGAATCTTCTATCAGGAACACCAACAATAACGACAGACTGGGGATCATTCGCGGAGAATAATATCCACGGAAAGACAGGCTTTAGATGCAGGACTATGGGAGACTTCGTAGACGCAATCAATAACATCGACCAGATCAAGCCATACGATTGCAGAATGTTTGGAGAGAACTTCAGCCTAGATAAGGTAGCTCCGATGTATGAGAAGTATTTCGAGGATATTCTAGATGTATGCCAAGGAAAAGGGTGGTATGCCGAAGGGAATGGTTTATACGCTTTAGAAAAATATTATCCATGAGCTTTTAATCTGATTGCTTGGAAATCTACTGCGATACATAAAAATATCTTGACATTGTGACAAGATGATAGCATATTTGGGTGACAATTTACACAAATTGTAATTATGTGCCCAAAATGCAAATCCAAGAAAACAGAAATCTACAATTCAAGAAAGAACGGAAAGCATAGAGGCTCAGTATGGAGGAGAAGGAACTGCCTAAAATGCTTCCATAGCTGGACAACAATAGAAGTATCACAAGAACACTATGACGAACTGAGCAGGCAGGCTAGTTCATTGGAGACATTAAGAACACTTGAAGAAACAGCTACAGATATTATCGGAAAAGTTAAGGGACTTCTTTCCGAGAACGGAGATACCAGTCATGTTTATGATGATAGCTATGATCCTAATAGGGATTACCTACAATATATTCAAGACAAGAAGTCCAGAGAAGCCAAAAGACTGTCCAACCTGCGGCCAGTTAATAGAAAAGAAAAATGAAAGATATATTTTTTGACCTACTAATCATGGCGATCATCGTCTATACCATCACAATAATCGTATACTACTACGGCCCGAACCAATGAACGAACGACCTAAATTTATGACACATGAGCGTATAATGGCAGGTGAAGAATATGTTTCGTATTCTGATTACTTGATGCTTCAGCGCGAGCGCGACGAGGCTATTGCACGATCAAAAGAATGGTCTGATTGGTGTGTTGAATACAAAAGTGAGTTAGAAGAAGCTCAGAAAGACACGAAAATTCTTTCACGCAGGATGAAAACATTATGGGATTCATCGGAAAAAGTATGTCGTGAACGCGACGAGTTACTAAAGGAATGTATGCAAATGAGTATTGAGTTTGGGCTTCCGCCAACAATTCGACCAGCAGATGGAGAGATACGAAGAATGATTAATGGGTGGAAGCAAGCCATTGTTGAGCGCGACGAGGCGAGGGAGATATTGCGTAAATTACTGGATGCGTTAAGCAAACTTGTTGCGCTAAACGCCAAAATGACAAGCGGAGAATGCACTTATGAGAGGGCATATTATTGCTACTACAAGGGGCATTATGACACGTGGAAATTAGCCACTGAAGCCATTGCCAAAGCCAAGGAGGGCGCAAAATGAGCGACTTGCATTCACAAATGCTTGAAGAAATCTGCGGCATTATCAACGGAGAAGTTCCAAGGGAAGGACTCTGCACAACCGCTGATGGCGTCAGATTTCTTCGCGATAGATACCGAGAGTTAAGAGAGGTCAAGCTAGAGTTAAGAGAGGTCAAGCGCGAGCGCGACGAGGCGCGGGAGGCGTTGAAGGATTGGGAGAATGCAGCGGCTCATGTTGAAGCCGACCATCCCGACGAACGGCATTGTGGGTGCGTGCCCGTATTGCGGAAACTCCTGACAGATGCTCGGCAAGAACTTTCCGAGGAAAGGGAGTCGATCGTCGGTTGGGAGAATAAATGGCGATGCGCTGTCGAAATAGCTGCACGAGCTGAGGTTGAGCGCGACGAGGCGCGTGAGGAACGCGACATTGCGCGGCTGGAGGCTGAAGAAATTAGTCAAGAATTGGCGAACGCCAGAAAACAAATTGAAGGGCTGAACAATTTCGCTAACGAGCGTTACGAGGAGATTCAGAAAGTTCGCAAGGAGCGCGATGAGGCGCGGGAGGCGGCTGCAAAGTGGGAAGCCATCGCATTGCGAGAGGCCAGCATTAACGGCTCGCGAATTTTCGGAGAGGAGGACGCGAAATGAACGATCGACCTACACCAGAGACTGATGCGATTGTCCGAAACGCAGCGACAGCCGATCACCCACCAACTCGGCTTGCGGCCACGCTAACTGTGAAATGCGAAAAACTTGAACGCGAGCGGGATGAGTGGTATTACAAGGCCCACGCGAATGCGGCCTTCACCTTGGCAGCAAGAGCAGAGCGCGACGAGGCGCGGATGGCGTTGGAGGAAGAAACCAAGTTCCACCATCGCACCCACGCAGAACTAATCCAGACTCAATGCAGACTTACAGATGTGACGCAAGCTATAATTGCCACCCTAGAAGAGAATCGTCACCTAGCAGATGGAGACGATTGCACATTAGCTAAACTGAAATCAGTAGTTCCAGACTGGAAATAAATACATGAGATATTTTTGCATCGGACTTCCACATACCGTTAGTAGTAAGGTGTTTAACGCTTGGGAGGATGAGAAATGAGCATTCTAGAAGAAGCACTGGAAGTTACTAGTGGAGAACGCCGAAGGGACTACGACGCCGCCCTTCCAAACCACGAAAGGATAGCAAGGCTGTGGAACGCATATCTAGCCTGCCGAGCAAAAGATTCTGGAGAACCAATCTCCGCCTTAGATGCAGCGCACATGATGATTCTGTTGAAAATCGCAAGAGCCTGCAAGACTCCAACCAGAGATACATATGTTGATATAGCTGGATACGCAAGATGCGCGGCAGAGATCTCAGGACTAGAATGAATACACTAAAAGACTACATCACCTTTAGAAAGCTAGAAGAAACCAAAATACTAAACATACTTCAAGACCACGGAATCATATCTGATAACTGTGTAACCTCAGATGAGGTAATAGACTCAGGAAAAGCTGTGGCTTGGATAGAACTAAACGAAGAAAAACTATGACATACGAACAACTAGAAGAAAGAATCCTAGAGTGGGCTGATGCTCGCGGGATACTCAAAAACGGGAAATCCAACTCACAGCTTCTTAAAGCTATCTCAGAGATGGGAGAACTGGCAGACGCCCATGCTAAGAACCAACCAGAAGAGATCAAAGACGCAATAGGAGACATTATCGTCTGCCTAGTGAACTACTGCGCCCTACAAGATATAAAACTCCTAGACTGCCTAGACGGAGCCTACAATGTCATTAAAGACAGAAAGGGCTACCTCACCAAAGATGGTGTATTCATCAAAGGTAATTATCGTTAACGATAACCAATGAAACCAAGGATAACTAGAGTAACGATAGTAAAAGAAGGTGATCCATTATTCTCTGAATACGGTTACACCATCGGGATAGAAGACGAAGCCGCTGGAGAATTTATCCAAATCACAGATCATCAAGATGGACATCAAATCACACTAAACCCCGAAGACTGGCCCGCCATCCGCGCAGCTATAAACAAGATGGCAAAACTCTGCAAATGAACTGGGATGAATACGGAATACAGATAGCCCAAGTCGCCGCTCTAAAAAGCAAAGACCCGTGGAAAAAAGTCGGCGCCGCCATCCTAAGAGAGGACAACACAATAGGAGGTATAGGATACAACGGCTTCCCCCAAGGAGTAAAAGAAGACTGGGAGAACAGAGACGAAAGAAGATTACTTGTAGTCCACGCAGAACAAAACGCCCTCAGATACCTA